CTTGAAACTCGTCGATGACCCGATGGGTCACGATCTGCGCGTTTGCACAGATGGTGGCGAGTACGGTCTCCAGAATTCGTCGGAGTATTATGCTCCTTCGAGTTACATTCCGGGTGTTAATATCCCTGCGGGGCCTGTCCATGATGGACTAGCTCATAACAAGGCCTTAGCGAACTTGATCAAAAGGGCCGATGGAAACATCGGCCTCAGAGGCAACGTGGCGCAAGATCTTGCTCAATTTGGTCAACTGACGCGTATGGTTGGCGATTCTGTCAGCCGTATTAATCGGTCGATTCGGTTGGTCAAGAAAGGGCGACTAGATGCCGCTTGGAGTGCTTTAGTGACTCCTACGACAAGTTCGCGAGGTCTTGGGTATCGAGTAAGTGGAGAGTTCGGCAAACGGTCCAAAAGACCCAAGTCTGCTCTTCCCGTTGATCTGAAGCTTGATCCTACGGGTCAAGTGCGTAAGGTTGATTTGGACGTCGGACGAAATGTTTCTTCCGTTAAGAGTGTGGCCGAAAATTGGCTTGCGCTCCAGTACGGTTGGAAACCCCTTTTATACGATATCCACGGTGCCCTGGAGGCGATCGCCGATTATATGGTTAGATCGCCTGAAGTTGTGAGAACCGCGCGCGGTAAAGGTAACACTATCCTGAAAACGAGCCTCGACAATACTATCTCTAGTCATTATACGCAGAAGACCGGTGTGATGAAAGTCACAACGAAAACCTTCTGCACTATTGGCCTTAGATATACGGTTGATAGCTCGCTACGGGTGTTTGCTGCCCAAACCGGTTTTACAAATCCCATAAATCTAGCGTGGGAAGTGCTTCCGTACAGCTTCGTGGCAGACTGGTTCTTGCCTATAGGTCCATACCTCGAGACGCTTAGTGCGTTCGACGGGTTAAAGTTCCTAGATGGCTTCGAGTCCAACTACACGGTGCAGTACACTTCATCGGTCCAGAGTTATAACGGCAAATTTCCGATCAACGGTTATCCACATGTGACACTCGATTTAAAAGGGAATTATTGGAGAACCTGGGTTATAGTCAACCGGACGAAGCTGTTTAGCTTCCCTGTTGCCAATTTCCCGGAATTCAAGAATCCCCTATCGGTTACTCACGTGTTAAATGGATTAGCGTTATTACGGGCTGCCTTCAAATAACTCTGCTAGATATCGATCCATTGATTGCAATCAAGGAACAACATCCATGGCTCAAAGAGCTGATGTTAAGTTGTCCTCCATTCTTTCACCGACTGAACTTACTACGTCGGCGACTGTAGGGGTGGACAAAACGTTTGGCCCTGAACGCGAAATCGCGCCTGGGGTGATTCGTTACGTTGACCGATCGGGCGGTGTTGCCGTCGGTTATCCGTGGTTTACCTTCGCACTGCGCCCGCCGACAAAGGCGAGCAATGTGTACCGGGCAAGCCTGAAAGTTGGGGTCCCCACTTTAGCCACTGTAACTGCTTCGACGCAAAGCGGAATTATTCCGTTAGCGCCTGTCGCTTATATGCATGGCTTTATTGGGGAGTGGCTGTTGCCTTCAATTGGCTCATCGGCTGACAGAGCTTTGCTCTTCAGCTTGGTGCGCTCACTGATGGCGACTACCATCACAGCCTCCGATGCGGCTCCTACCGATGCAACTGGTAGTCCGATCGTGGCTGCGGTGGCGACCTTCGAACCCCCGTATTAAGGGCTAAAAAGGAGCTACCCCTATCATGTCTTCTAAGAAGCGTGACAAGAGCGCCCTCTTAAAGGAGCTCAAAGCTTTCCGTGTTCCCTCAGAAGTGACTTCCGAGGCCGTAGTTCTATTTCTTGAATCCCTGGATTGTCCTCGGGCTCTAACAGCGCACATGCTCTACCGTTATGGTGAGCATGCGCAGTTGGCGGAGCTTAAGTTCGATCCACTGCACTATGATACATTGGTGCAGCTTAGGGATGCCTACGCGGCGACGACGCTCATGTCAAAGGCCAAGTTTCTAAAACCTGGCTATGATCTGGATGTTCGTGCGCTGGAGAAATTCGAGAAGTTCGAACTCTCCTGTAGGTCTACGAATCTCTCTTTTGTCAACTTAGCAAACAATCCCCTATTTAAAGGGAAGGTCGTTTATCTGCATAACGCAGTTATTCGGAAAATTGCTAAAATTGTCGGTGAGATTTCTTATCAGGATATAGTCTCTGCGGCCAATTGGGGCCCTGGTTCGACGACAATAATACCTCGTCGATATGCCAGCGCAACCAATAAGTTCCAGTATGAAACTGGAGCTACACGTAGCCTACTTAACTTGTTCCCCATCGATGCTTTCCGGGATTCGTATCCCGGGTGGTTTACCGATGCTTCCAAGCTTGAAGGTTTTTCGTTCAAGATCGAGGCTGGGAACAAAGTTACCACTGTCCCTAAGGATGCGACCGCTAACCGTGTCATCGCTATCGAGCCAGGGTTCAATCTCTGGTTTCAAAAAGCTATTGGCATGTATATGCGTAAGCGCCTGCTTAGGTATGGAGTCGACTTAAACTTTCAGAGTAAGAACCAGCTACTGGCGCTTGAAGGTTCAAAAACCCTCAAGTTAGCCACGGTTGATTTCTCATCTGCTAGTGATAGCGTAAGTCGCCGTGTCGTTCGCGAGCTTTTTAGCTCGAGGATGTTCACGTTGATGGACGCGTGCCGATCCCATTTTGGTGTTCTGGACGGCGCTCGTCGCGAATGGGAGAAGTTTTCCTCTATGGGAAACGGATTCACATTCGAGATTGAGTCGCTTATATTCTACGCAACTGCTTTATGCTGCGCAGAGTACTTGCAGGTTCCGCTTTCGAAAGGGAGCGGTTACACTGTAAGTGTTTACGGGGATGATGTTATCATTCCCGTAGATTGTCTGGAACTTTTCGCTGAGATGTGCCTCTTCTACGGTTTCACTATGAACATGAAGAAAAGTCATTTTGCTTCATGCTTTAGGGAAAGCTGTGGTAAGCACTATTACTCAGGTGTCGAGGTAACTCCCATCTATCTGAAAGATAGAATATCCACAATTCCGGCCGTCTATCGGTTCGCGAATGCGGTTCGAAAATTAGCTCACAGGAGAAATTCGTACCTCTCTTGTGATGTGAAATTCAAACCGCTTTACGATTACTTAGTGTCTGTTGTCCCGCAGAAGTTTCGTTTGCGGATCGACACGATGCTAGGCGATGGAGGTTTCATCAGTAATTTTGATGAGGCTGCCCCCACAAAGACTTCACGTTATTACACCACGCCGAAAGGCGTTCGTGTACTTTCAGGTACCGAAGGGTACCAGGTGAAGCACTTGACGGATAAAGGTAAAACCTTTAAAAGTGGAGTTCGTGGGCTTTTATTAGCTCACTTATGGGCACTCGAGCGAAGAGGTCTAAAGACTAGTCTCTTCCGAAGCCAAGTCCTTCTTTACGAGATCATGGATCCTCTTAGATCTAAGGTGCAGGTACTAGCTCCGAACTGGAGCGAATATCTAACACCGTGGGGATTCAGTCGACTTCATCCGTTCCTCCTGTCTGCACGGCTTCGAGAAATTGAAGCTATCGCAGTGGGGGATCTGCCAGAGACAAATAATGATGTCCCTGTTCCAGGTAAATCGGTAATGAAGTTCTCGCTTGGTTGGGTGGCGCAGTGGTACGACCTTGGTCCTTGGCAGTAATGCTGTAGGGCTTTTGGTCAGTAGTCGCTGCTGATTCTTTTTGAGTCAGTTCTGGCTCTGTTCCTTTTC